CAGAAGGCGTGTGTCCTCTGTTGTTTGTTGTGCCCACACTTACTTTAAAATCACTGGGCATTTCTGCATTAAGAGATAGCATCATGTCTCCTGTACTTGGAAAGCGCCATTACGATATTGATCTTTGCGGTTTCTGGCTTCTCCCAGATTACTGAGTTTTTGAACAGAAGCTGCAAATCTCTCTGTATAGTTTGTAATCAAGTCCACTTCACCTTTCATAAAGGTGTACGCTTCTACTAAAGAACCATACAACAATGCATCCTCAGCATTATCACCAAGCCAGCTTGTGCCACTAGAGGCTGTGGTGATGCTCTCAGGCTGATATGCATAATGAAGTTCAGTGTTGTACCCAGAGTCAGGCGTTGGGCCTACTAGAAAAAACGTGTCATCAAAGATAGCGTAGTATTTAGGAAGACCTGTTTCGGTAGAGTCTGGGTACGCTTCGGTAATGTAGTTAACATCTTTAGGCAAAAGATATGTCGTATTGTTACCGCTTGTTACAGAAAGACTCATGGCAGTTAAAAAGTCTGTTGGCTGAGAAAGATACTTACCACCAGTCGTAAAGCTACCCGTTACGTTCCTTCTGAACTGAGGTAACTGCACAGAATAAAATATTCTGTTTTCAGCAATCCGAATAAACTCATCCAGATTGTTTACAAACGTAGTTTCAGAATTATCTACATAATCCTGAATAGCCGTTTTGAGTGTGGTAAATGTCCAAGCCATAACTTATTAGCCATTCTTGCCAAACTTTTGTGGACGTGCTGCTCCACTGCCACGAGCTACAGAACCGCCGTCCATCATCTTCTTTTTGCCATAAGCCATACCGCCACCCATCATTTTCTTTTTGCCGTATGCCATACCGCCATGACCCATCTTTCCTTTGCCGTCTCCAACAAAAGTAGGCTTACCCGTCTTTGGGTCCATAGGCATTTTACCGCCATCAGCCATTTTAAAGCCAGCAGCCTTCATATCTTCCATCATGCCGCCGCCAGCCATTTTCATCTTTCCATAAGAAAGACTACCACCACCCATTTTCTTTGGCTTTACGCTTTCTTTTTTAGCGGCTTCTCTTGCTTGCATTCTTTTTATTGCTCTTTCCATAGCTTCTTTTTCTGAAGTAGGGGGTTTAAGAGGGGTTGTTTTTTCACCGGGGGCCATTGTAGGGGGTTTCATTTTTTCAGCCATCGTAATCTCCTTTAAGATATTGTTACCGTAACATCACCTACAGAACCCTGCATAGAGAGGCTGTCAGTGCCGCTAGGGGCCGTTCCTCCATCTCCGACTGGGTTCCAACCAAAAAAGCCTCTGCTTGCCTCTAGGCCCCTGTCTGGCCTTGGATCACGCAACGATTGCGGATCAAATATCCGTATGCGCCCCAAAAAGTTTTGAGGTTGATCTGGGTCAACAACATCACGGCCTACCCGCAAACCAGTCTTCACACCATTACGAACCTCAAAGACAAGGTCTTTTAACGGATACCTAAAACCAGTTCGATCACAGAACCCAAAAGCATACTTACCATTTGCGTATGGACTACTCATAGCGAATAGTAATCCGATAAAGGTGTAAATGTTAAGCTTGCTTTTTCACGATCTTCTTCAGCAGCTAAATCGAATTGCTCTTCATAAATAGCTTTGAGTGTCGGAATACGTTGCGCGGCTTCTGGCTTTTTGAGTGCTATATAATACGACAAGCCAGCTACCATGCATGGAAGAAATCGCGCAGGTATGTCAACATTATTACTAGACTTGGCACCTGTATCTTGAACACGCCGAAGTCTGAAGTACCGTATAAAGTCCCCATTATAGGTAGAGCTTGGCACTGGCCAAAGAGTTACAGTCGGAGCATCTCTTTGCCTGTCTATATATATTTGTGTTGGCTGACCCGAAGTGAGCTTATTGGTAATCTGTGAGTATGTACTTACAGACATCCTTATCAAAGCAGTGTCAGTTTGGCTGGTAGTGCCGTTGTTTGTCCTGAGCGTATGCTCAAGAAGATCAATGGTATCAGTCGGTAACGTATAGGTCGCCGTGTCTGTAGATAGCGTTACGCTGCCTTCTTCAACAAGCCACAGATTGATACCACGGTTTGCCCACTCAAGGCCCATAAGATTAAGACTGCGTCTTGCAGTAGCAAGGTCGTAACCACTACGCATCTCAAGACCAGCCCTTTCGTAAGCTTCCTCACAAATTTCGGCTATGTCTAAATTAAACGTAGATGTTCCGCTTACCGCCATTACCTTAATCCATCCTTGGTGGCCTTGGCCCCCTGATTGATCCGGGCTTTCTTACAGCCTTACTCTTTGGAATAGATACGTTTCCAATCTGAGTTAAAAAATTTTGCGCTTGTTGAGAGTTTAAAACTTGTTGAAGGATTTCAGCATCAGTTATGTTATCCATAAAGCTTAAACTGCTACCACGGAGTTGATTACCAATATTACGAAGGCGACCTTCAATGTTGCCCATATTTAAATCTTCAGGCAGACCACCATTCGCCATCTTCATTTTTTTCTTTTGATCAGAGTATTTCATTTTTTTACCTCTTCATAAGAAATCTGGTTTGTCTTGGTAAATGGCCTCAACTCTGTCAAAACAATCTTGATTAGATCATAGTTCTGACTAACCTTTACGTTTGTTTCTGATACTGACGATTCAAGAACAGCAACCTTCTTGTCCATATCAACAAGCAACAGAACTGCCCAACCTCCAATGGCTAGGCAGCATGATGTTAACACAGTTGCAAAATGGTTCTTCATGACCGTCTCTTTATGCCCTTCACAGACTTCTGAGATTTTGGGGGAGACTTTTTTGACTTTCCCGGCCCACCCCAAAGCTCTTTGTTTGCCCAGTATGCAGCAGACATTTTTCCCTTTTTTATGTTTTTAGCATGTCTGGCTTTGAAACTCTTCCTCGCCTCTGGGGAATAATTGTGCCCCATTGACGAGTCACCATAGTGTATAAGCTTTACCTTATCGCCCTCTTTGGCAAGAACCATACCCTTCTTACCAGAGCGATTAGACCGCTTGGGCTTGTTAAACCCAGCAAACTTAGTGCCGCGATATTCTATGCCGCCACTAGGTAGCCTTTTAACGCCGGGAAACTTCTTGGTCATTAGCCATAACTCTTACGACCAGAAAGTAAGATCGTGTAGGTATCGGCTGATGAATGGCCTACAGTTGTAAACAAAACATCTCCCGTAACACCAGAGCCAGCGTTATTCCATATCCCGCCAAAATCACGATAGTCATGATGGCCAGAAGAAGTTTCTCCAAGCTCAATAATGAAAGCGTTGCTCGTTGCATCAAAAAGAAGCTGCACTTTCATTCCCACACACTGCCACCAAATCTGATCGATGGTAAACTTAGTGCAGGATTTTTGAGTTACATGCTCCTTTGCAAGAGACGAAACATCTACCTTAACAACAGCAGATTCGCCTGAGCCATCGCTTATATTGGTAAACTTAAAAGCGGCTTCTTTTTGCCCATCAACAATCGTTTGAGTAGTTACTGCATCTGCCACAAGATTACTCCTTTATCTTACCCTGCAAGACCAGAGACTTGTATTCAGCACTCCCTTTAGGGGGAGTGCTGGCAGCAACCGTTTTCTTTTCAGCAGACTTAGCTGTAGCTTTCTTGGCTACAGCTTTGCTTTTAGACTTCGTTGCCATTGTTTATCTCCTAGCGGTTTTGGACAGCCATCAAGTAATCTATGGCCATAGACTTTGTTCCAGTTGCAGAACCAGAAAGCTCCATCGCACCAATCGCAAGGTTTTCATCATCAGGCAAATTATCCGTGTGCGTAGCAACTAAGTTACGGTTTACGAAAAACTCAACAGAAGTTGTGCCTTTCACATGGAAGCCAAGAGTAACAGCCGTTCCACTTGCAACGTCAATGCCGCTATCTGTCGTTGTTGCCGTTCCGTCTTTTTCAGTAACGCAATCAATGTTGCTGTCGCCATCATCAATTTGGAAAACAATACGATCAGCAGCCGTTAACATGGCTTCTGGGTTTGTTGCAAAGTTGACGGTAAGACCTATGCAAATATCCATTGCACTGCCTTCAGCATCTGTCGGCGTAACCTTGGTTTCAAACCAGATATCCCGGCCAGAAGCCATAGCAAAAATCTCATTACCTTGCACTGAAGCACCATCATTATCGGTGGTGGCCTGAGAAGTCAGAACCAGAGTTCCGCTTTCAGCATCAGCACCAAGAGCAGCAGTGGCACTGCTGTCTTTGATAAGCGTCCAGTCATTAGTGGTATCAAGCGCAACCCCTGTAAAGTCGTCCATGTAAACGACATAGTCGGGGTTCTTATCAATCGGAAGGTTTTCAAACCATTTGCGCGGGGTGTCCTTCCCGCCAAAAAGAATAGGACCAGTAAAATGCACAGCCATGATGTTTCCTCCTGTCGTGGCTAGTGTCGGCTTTCGCCGTCAGGAAAAACGATGGGGGGAGAAAACTCTCCCCCCATTACGGTGTTAAGAAGAACCCGGAGAACCGTAAATTCCGAGTGGGTCTGATACTCCAAAAGAATACCTTTCCCGTGCCTTGTAACGAACATTGCCCGTATTGAAATCACCGTCCATGCTGGTTTGCATGGGAGTGCGCTCAAAGTGCTTCATGCCGTTAGGAACATCAGTAACGATAAAGAAGGCATTGGTGTCAGTCAGGTAGTGATTGACTTCGTAACCTTCCGGTATCGAACCGTTGCTCCGAATAGCATTGATGTCGTTGTCAGCAGTGCCAACCCGAAGTTCTGATTGCAGAACGCGAGTTGCAACAAACGTCAGTGCAGGAGGAATAATCAACCTGCGAGGACGTGCTGCGATCAGAAGTCCACGCTCATCGACATATGCAGCAATATCAATTACCGCATTTTCGAGGGTCGT